GAGAAACGCAGTCATTCCGCCTGGATAAACCGTTGTCGGCAAGCTGCTTTCGCCCAGTGGAAGCGCAAAGTGGATAGACACGCTCTCCTTAATGCGACCCTTGCGGGTCTCTGTTTTGGCGGTGGAAGCGCCCACGATCGCGCCCACAGGTCCAGCAACGGCTGCGCCTATTACTGCACGCCCAATGCCGCCCTTGGTTTCGGTCACCGTCAGATCGTCAGGCGCATCCGATTCGTACCCTGCGACTTCATCAAAACTGTAAATCATGCGTGGACCTTTATCACCACTGCGGTGTCCAAAGTAAAACAGCCGGTTGACCTTGTCGATAGAGACAAAGAGTGCATCGCGGTCAAAGATGGAATCGGTCTCTTTAAATGTTCTGCGGCGGCTTTCCAGTGTAGCCCAGTATTCCGCAAGTGCAGCTGTCGGTTGCTTTGCTGCACGGATGCCCAATTTTGAAAAGAAAAAGTTGCTGCACCCGGCACAGATCAGGCCGTCCGCGCTCTTCTCGCGGTTCAGCAGACCCAACTTGCCGCCGCAGACGGGACAGATACTTGCCATGATAACCACCTCACACATATTAAATACTGCATCAGATAGGAGGACACAATGAACGAAACAGACCGACAAGGCTACATCGACGCTATTATCAAGCTTCTGGAACGCGCAGACCTGCGGGCGCTGCGCCTGATCTGGATCCACGCAAAAGGTCTTGTAAAATAGAATCAAGGTAGCAAAAGAAGGGAAGCCCTTACGGGTTTCCCTCTTTTTTTTGCAGCTTTTCAGCCATCCGCTCCAAAAGCTTCCAGTCCTCCGGCTCCAGTTCGGCCAGCATCTCAACAAACCGGCGTTTGAAGTCGTCACCCTCGTCCTCCGTGATCTCGGTAAGGAAGCTGGTGATCTTCTCCGATCTGGTGATCTGATTGAACATCTCCCCTTCACCTGTCCGCAGCCACGTCTCGTTGACGTTAAACTCGCGGCAGATATCGGAGATCGTTCTGTCACTGGGCTCCACTACGTTTACTTCGTAGCTGCCAACTGTATTTCTTTTGAGGTTCAGTCTGTCTGCAAAGGCTTGCTGCGTCAAGTTGACCTGCTTTCGCAGTTCCTTGACTCGTTCGCCGATTGTCATGGAGCTCACCTCCGTGACCTTATTATAGCACATCGCAAAATGGAAGTCAATGAAATTTGTTTAAGAAATCAACAAAAATACCCTTGACAAATGTTGTTCAATGACTTATACTTGTCATGTAATCAACAAACGCAAGCAAACAGGAGGTTTGACATGGGGGATATTTATGATCTCGCAATTCACGCAAGACGCAACCGGGAAGTAGCTGATGTGGACGGCGTTAGTTATGTTGTACCCACAAGGGGTTACAACTGGTTCCACTGGAAGGGATGCCGCTGGTCTGGCCAATGGATTCACGGCGCGGAAGCCGAGACGCATTTCGGCACATTACAAGTATACGACAACGGCACATGGCATCCAGTCGTTGCTTTTTCTCACGGTTATATGGGCCCGGCGGCGGACTACACCGTGGCCGGCGTGAAGATGTTTAAGGAGGTCTGAACGATGAAAATTTTCAAACAGGATGCACGCACAGGCGTTTCGTGCGGGGTGAATGACTTTGGTGAAGTGTTTTGCGGGGACGATCGCTCCGGTTATACCCTGCCGGACACGCCGGGGTCGGGAGTATGTTCTGGCCGATTTTGATTTCTGGACGCAACCCGCCTGATGATGGCTGCATGGCATCAGCCGAAACGCTCCACCCGGAGCGTCGCGGGAGCCAACCGCAGAAGGAGATGATAATTTTGGCAAAGACGAAGAAGAACCGCACCGATCTGGCGGCAGAACGGTACAGCATCCCGGCAGATGGAGCACACGCAGCGGATACGCTCATCAACGTGCTGTTCGACGACTTAGAGCCGCAGGACAAGCTGTCCCTGCTCTGGATGGGCATGGGCATGGCAGCGGTACGCAAGAACGACAGCCAGAACAACCATGACGGGGTGGCGTAAGGAGGACAAAACGGTATGAACAACGAAAAAAAGCCCAGCCGCAAGCACGACTGGACTACAACAAGGATTCTGGCTTTGACGCTTTGCATTCAGGTTGCAACACTTGTTTTGCAGATCGTCAATCTGGTGCGAAAGCTTAGAGGATAAACGCAAGGAGGCAAGCAACTGTGAAGAATCACGAAATTCAGTTCATCGCTCTTTGCATTCAGATTTTGGCTTTGGTGGTCATTTTACTAAAGAAATAATCATGGATGCGATGGCAACACCGATTGCAAGGAGATCATAAAGCCGGTCAATTTGCTTTTCTTTTGCTTGTTCGCGGTCTTTGATTTCCTGCTTTTGCTGGCTTTCTTCAAACTGCTGGCGCAGCTGCTTCAAATCTTCCGCATACCGCCGCTGTACATCATACAGTGTAGGCTGCTGCGAGACTTGCGGACCGGAATAATTCACTTTGCTGGCGTTCAGAATGCGCTCTATTTCATCTGTACGCTGGTTCATGGATCCCCGCTGATTCATTTTTTCACCCCCTCCCGCTCAAGTATAGCACAGGAGGGGCAGAGCACAAGGAGGACAAAACAAGACTATGACAGACATCATCTTATCTACCCAGAACGGCGAGCCGGTGGCATCCAGCCGCCAGATCGCCGAGAGTTTCGGCAAGGAGCACAAGCACGTTCTGGATTCCATCAAAAATCTGGTGGCCGAAAATTCGGCTGCCAAATCCATGTTCTACGAGACAACGTTTGAGAACCGCGGCAAACAGTACCCCATGTACCTGATGAACCGCGACGGCTTTACGCTACTGGCGATGGGCTTTACCGGCAAGGCAGCGCTGGAATGGAAGTTGAAGTACATCCAGGCGTTCAACGCGATGGAGAAGCAGTTGGCACAGCGCCCGCAGCTGTCACGGGCTGAACTAATGGCACAGGCGCTGATTGCCGCCCACGATGAACTGGAGCACAAAGACCGGCAGATCGCGGAACTTACGCCCAAGGGCATCTTTGCAGACGCGGTAAACGCCAGCAAGAAGAGCATCCTTGTGGGCGAACTTGCAAAGCTGCTGTGCCAGAACAGAGTGCAGATCGGGCAGAACCGGCTGTTTGTCTGGATGCGCGAGCACGGATACCTCATCAAAGACCCCAAGCGCAGCGACTACAATATGCCCACGCAGCGCGCCGTGGAGCAGGGCCTGTTTGAGATCAAGGAGACCACCGTGGTGCACTCCGATGGGCACACCAGCATCAACAAGACGCCCAAAGTGACCGGCAAGGGGCAGATCTACTTTGTGAACCTGTTTTTGAAGGGACGCGACCCGGCAGGCAGGCTGCGCGAGGGATGGCAGCATCAAAGAAAAGAGGTTGAAGAAACATGATGAATGTCGTACAGGGAACCTTCCGGCAGATTCCGTACTGGAAACTTCGGGGTCGGTTTCACAGCTGCGGCTACCGCGATCAGGAAGTCGCTAAGTATATCGGCATTGGCCGGGACACCATGAGCGGCAGGATGCAGGGGCACAATCCGTGGACAAGCGCAGAGATCACAGCAATGTGCGAACTGCTGGACATCCGACAGGATGAGATCGGGGAACTGTTTTTCCCCTCACTTGAGAAAGGAGAATCCGCATGAAGATCAAATCCACTACTTACTACTGGCTGGCTGTCATTTTGGGCGGCGTTGGAATGGGCGCAGCTATGGGTGCAGAGGGCACCGCACAGACCACCGGATACATCTCCGGCACGCTGTTTGCTGTGTCGCTGGTGCTGATTCTGGCCGCTGTTCTTCTGGCTCGTCTTGGCTTTGCCGCAGAGGACAGGGAGAAAGCCGCAAAGCGGCGCAAGTACGGCAAGATCAACCGCACCCACGCCCGCAACCCGGAGTACCCGGAGAATCAGGAGCGTGGGGCATGATGACGGCCAAAGAGTACGTTGAGGGCAAAGTAAAGTCCTACACGCGGCTTGCCGAACGTTGCAGGCGAGAAGCCGAAGCCTCAGATGACATTGTTGTCCGGGCTGGATACTCCGCACGAGCAAACGTCTGGGAGATGTGCGCCGAAGAAATGGACAACGTGCGGGAGATGCTGCAAGAGGAATCTGAGGAGATCACGTATGCCTGACACTGTCCACCATGTCATGTGGTACACCGTGTACGATGCAAAAACTGGCAATCTTCTTACATCCGGCACATCTGATATGTGCGCCCGGCGTCTTGGCTATAAAAGTGCAAACAGTTTTGCATCCTCGGTTTATCATTGCCGCAAGAAAAAGAGAAAGCCGCACAAGTATTCCTTTTTTCAAGAAGTCATAAAGCGCGATGAGGTGGACAGTCTGCCGCCGATACGCCGCAAAAAAAGAAGAGCCTGCCCGTGCGCCAACACGGACAAGCCAAAAGGGTGATGAGTCTATCCGCCCATCACCACAAAAATACCACAACGTGCGGCAAACCGCAAGGAGGTAAAACGTGAAAACCTTAATTTTTATCGTTCTGTGCGCAAACCTTGGGTACATCGCCCTTGGCTGGCGGCACAATAACAGGAGGTGAGCGGATGGCGCTTTTAAAGGTCTATGATGTTACCAAAAAGCAGCCGGATGACCTTGTTTCATCGCAGAATATCGCAGACGTTTCGGACGCGATCATCATTGCTGACGAACTTGTAAAGCGAGAGCCCGCCTATTTGTACAAGGTATTTGATTCCAGCATGAATGTTGTTTATATGAGGTGAATTTTTATGCAAAGCGATTCACAAAAGCGCCTTGCAAGGCGTGCCAATATCAAGGAACTTTCCAACAAGGCCGAGGGCATCTATTACTACATCAAGCCGCAAAATATGCTGTTCAGGCTTATCAGTGCTGGCAATGAACTTGCCAGCTCAATCAACGGCGCAGTGGCATATTTCACACATTTTGCACAGAACGGCAGTATGGATGACACCGCGAGCCGCGAGGTCATAGACCGCATCTATCGCAAGGTGGGCAGCATGATGTGCGATATCGACATCATCCACGCTGCAGGCGGTGCAGAAATCATGCCTGAACCGTATGAAAGCATAGATTTTTGTTACATGATTGAGTTCCGCACCCTTCTGCGGGAAGCAGTTATCAATGGTCTTCCGGATGATTACAAAGGCGTGCAGCAGAACCCGACACAGATCAGCCTCATAAAGCCGAGCGTTGCGTACAATGTCGCAATCCCGGACGAGTATGATGACCCGTTTTTTGACCAGTTTGTCCGCAAAGAAGAGCAGCGAGACCGGAAAATCGTATTCCGGTGCACAAAGTCAGAGCTTGACGCTATCAAGCGTTATGCACATATCATCGATGTAAAATACACTGAGGAGGAGATCCATCATGCCTGAGACCAAAATCGAAAAGACCCCTGTTGAGCAGCTTCAGAAGCCCGCAGCGCCCGCCGAACCCCTTACTCCTGTCAATCCCCCTGCCGCTCCCGCACAGCGCGCCCTCTCCTACGCCGAGAAAGTGCAGGGTTTGACCACAGACGAACGCATCTGGCAGTTGGCAAAATCTAAGGCCGTTGCACTGTCCAATCTGCCGGACGGCTGGCTGCCCAAGACCTACGCGGGAAACGTTGGTGCCTGCGCCATTGCCTGCGATATGGCACAGCGCATGGGCACCACCGAACTGTTTGTGATGCAGAACCTTTACGTCGTCTACGGCCAGCCCACTTGGAGCGGCAAAAGCTGCAAAGCACTTATCGACAACAGCGGACAGTTTGCAGGGCGTTCCCGCTATCGCATGGAAGGTCAGGAGGGCACGGACACATGGGGCTGCCGTCTGATTGCCGTGGACAAGCTGACCGGCGAAAAGGTAGAAGGACCGAAGGTCACGGTGCAGATGGCAAAGGATGCAGGATGGTGGAACAAAAACGGCAGCTACTGGCCGAAGATGACCGAGATGATGCTCAAGTACCGCGCCGCCGCCTATTTTGCCCGCGCTGAGTGCCCGGAAGTGCTGATGGGCGCAAACATCGACTACGAGGCCGGTGCTGGTGACAGCGCAGAGGAGGAGCCGAATCATGCTTAACGTTGTCGCAATCATGGGTCGCCTTGTGGCAGACCCGGAACTGCGTACCACTACGCAGGGCACCAACGTGTGCACCTTCCGCATTGCCTGCGAGCGCAGCTATACCCCGAAGGGCCAGCAGCGTCAGGCTGATTTTGTGGATATCGTGGCATGGGGCAAGACCGCCGAATTTATCTGCAAGTTCTTCCAGAGGGGCAGCATGATTGCCATTGACGGCAGCCTGCAGACCCGGAATTATCAGGACAAGCAGGGCAACAAGCGCACGGTGGTTGAAGTCGTGGCGAACAATATCAGCTTTGCAGGCGCAAAGGCGGCAGATAAGCCCGCTGCCGCGTCCTACGAGCAGCAGACGAGGAATCATATGCAGCAGGCAAAAGCCGCGCAGAACGCCCCGCAGCCCGCCTACACGCAGGGCAACATGGATGATTTTGCCGTGATCTCGGACACCGATGACCTGCCGTTCTGAAGGAGATGATGCAAACAATGAGCGTAAAAGGATATAAAGTTTTTAATTCTGACTGGACGTGTCTCGGCAAACAGTATTCTTGCCCGGGAACCTTTGAAGAATCTGTAAGTCCGTCTGTCTGCAATGTGGGTATGCACTTCTGCAAGAATGCCGCCGACTGTTTCCGTTATTACGATTTTGACCCGAACAGCCACGTCGCTGAAGTGATCGCCCACGGCACGGTTGCAGAGGGCGATAATAAGTGTGCAACGAACAAGTTGGAAATCGTGCGGGAAATCCCTTGGGCTGAAGTCCTTGAGATCGTGAATACGGGAAAGTCTTGCACTGGACGTTGCAACAGCGGCAACTGCAACAGCGGCAACTGGAACAGCGGCAACTGGAACAGCGGCGACAGGAACAGCGGCAACTGCAACAGCGGCAACTGGAACAGCGGCAACTGGAACGGCGGCAACTGGAACAGCGGCGACAGGAACAGCGGCAACTGGAACAGCGGCGACAGCAACAGCGGCAACAGGAACAGCGGCAACTGGAACAGCGGCAACTGGAACAGCGGCAACTGGAACAGCGGCAACAGGAACAGCGGCAACTGGAACAGCGGCGACTGGAACACTACATCCTTTTCCAATGGCTGTTTCAATACGGTATCGCCCAAAATCTATATGTTCAACAAGCCTACTGACTGGACGTTTGAGCAGTGGTTTAACTGCCGTGCCCGTCGTTTGCTGAACGAGATTGACGATTGCCCGCTTGAATACGTCTATCTGTCTGATATGACCGATGAGGAAAAGGCGGCGCACCCTGAAGCTGAAACGACTGGCGGTTATCTGAAGGAACGCACCATGGCGGACAACGCCCGGAAGTGGTGGGAGGGGCTTAGTGCCGATGATCGAAACGTTATACTCAGTTTGCCGAACTTCGACGCGGCGATTTTCAAGGAAATCACGGGGATTGACGTAAGCAACGGCTGATACACTTCAAGAGCTGCGCTATCTGGCTATACGGGCGTGCGGAAGTGGGCAACCGTTCCGGCAAGTTACCAGCAAGTTACCGGCAAGTTAAAATCAAAAAGCGTGAGGGGGTGAATTATGGCAGAGAAAAAACGCAGCAGTTTTATTCTGCTGCTGGAACACATCCATACGATGGAAGAACTGACCGATGAGGAATTTGGCCAATTTGTCCGCGCCTATGCAGCGTATGTGGAAACCGGAGCAGACCCGGAGTTTTCAGACCGTTCCATGCGGATGATGTGGAAAACCGTGAAAGCGTTCGACAAGATGAACACGCAGAAATACTCTAGCACATCGGAAGCACGCTCAGAAGCCGGAAAACGTGGAATGAAAAGTCGATGGGGCGCAAAATCAGAAGATAGCAAAGAGAAAAAGGTTATAACAAACGATAACAAAAATAGCAAATGTTATTTTGTTAATAACAAAAATAACTTATCTGTATCTGATCCTGTATCTGATTCTGTATCTGATTCTGTATCTGTTATACCACCTATCGGTGGTATAGAAAGAGACGTTCCCGCTGCCGTGGACATGGAACTGTCAAAAATCGTCCAGCATTATCAGCAAACCATCGGAGACTTCCCACGTTCTGCTCTGGATAAGCTGCAAAAGTGGCGGCAGGAGTATAGCACAGAAATGATCCTGCTGGCCATCGACAAAGCCGCAGAAGCTGGGAAGAGGTCATGGAACTACATAAACGGCATTCTTTCCGGGTGGCAGCGGGATGGCATTCAAACGCCGGTGGACGTTTTGGCAAACGAACAAAGCCGACAAGCCAGACCGCGAGGCAAGCAACCAACCGAAACCGTAGACGACCAGCTTGCCCGGGTACTGGCAAAAATGGATCGAGAAAGAGGGTTTGAGACATGACACGGGAGGACGTGGCAAAGCTGATCCGAATGAATTTCACGCTGTATAAGCTTGGTGCAAAGCCTCTGACCGACGAGGAGATGGAAACCACCATTGACGTGTGGGCTTACCAGTTTGGCGATTATGACGGCGATACTGTCAAGAGGGCTTTTCTGGCTGCAAACCGGGTGTGCGTCTACCCTATCACGGTAGCTGACATCTTTAAGCAGCTTTCCCAGAGCCTTGACCCTTCTGCCGAGTGGGATGCTCTGGCCGCTGCTGCGCATAAAGCACAGACGTTTTTGAGCTGGCGCAAGTTCCCTATGGTCATTGGCATTGACGAAAAGGGCGGTCTGTTGCGCAGCGATGGGCAGAAAGAGCTGCAAGCCCTGTATGACCAACTCCCCCCGGCGGCAAAATCCTATGCCGGGAGCGTTGGAGGGCTTGCAGAGCTGGCTGAAATGCCAGACCTTACATACCGCCGTGCCGAATTTTTGAAGCAGGCGCAGGCCGATATCACTACCGCCCCGCGTGAAGTTGCAAGGCTGCGGGCGAGTGAGCCTCTAAGGAAGGAGATTGAAAAATGAGCGAATTTATCGACCGTGAAAAAGCCATCGCAAACATCAAAGCGGCATATTGCTGTGGTTGCGAAAATTACAACGGCGTAAGATGCCGCGCATGTCAGATTATGGACGCGATGGATGTGCTGGAAGATGAACCGGCAGTCGTCCCGGACGTCCAGCGCTGGCGCAAGACCGCAGAAGAGCCACCGACTGAAAAAGATTCTGCGCACGGAAATGTTCTCGTGAAGTACATGGATGCGACTTTTGCTCAATCAGCAACGTGGGACACCGTGGCCAGTGCGCCAGATCTTTTCACGCTTTGGATGCCGATGCCTAAGCCGCCGGAGGCACTCAGATGACGTGCAAGACCTGCAAAGACTGCCCCGCCCGGTATCCTGCCTGCCATGACTACTGTCCGCAGTTTGCCGCTTGGCGCAAAGAACACGCCAAAGAGACGGACTATAACCGGAAAATGACCGTGTCCGGCAGGGTCTACCGCTACGACTACGAGGACAAGCACCGGGAGCGGGGCAGAAAGCGCTATCTGGGCGCAAATGGAGGAGACAAATGAAAGTTTTAGTTGCCTGCGAGGAATCGCAGGAAGTTTGCAAAGCGTTTCGTGCCCGTGGCCATGAAGCCTACTCGTGCGACTTGATTGAACCGTCCGGCGGGCATCCAGAATGGCATATTCTCGGTGACGCTCTCAAGGCTCTGACGGGGGGGGCAAGTCGTGACAATGGACGGCGTAACGCATGACATTGGCAAGTGGGATTTGCTCATTGCACATCCGCCCTGCACATACCTGTCGAACGCTGGCGCACGGTTTCTTTACCCGAAAGGCGTTCTGAACGAACAGCGGTTGCGTAAAGGACTGATGGCAAAGGATTTCTTTCTGCAATTCTTATGGGCTGATATTCCGAAGATTGCGGTTGAAAATCCGATTCCATCATCTGTCTACTGCTTGCCAAAATACACGCAAACTATTCAGCCGTACCAGTTCGGGCATCCGTTCAAAAAGAAAACGTGCCTTTGGCTGAAAGGTCTGCCGGAGCTTGAACCAACCGATGAAATACCGCTTGAGCAATGCGAAAGCACAAAGGTTGCCGGGAATTGGTTCAATCATGGCGGTAAAGACCGACAAGCGAACAGAGCAAAAACATTTCCGGGCATTGCAAAAGCAATGTCCGAACAATGGGGGTAAAAAATGAAAAACGTACAGACGGCGCAGACGCAGAAGTACAAGCCCGGACAGTATATCGTTTCGCTCGATCATCTGATGGAGCAGGAACGAATCTTCTTTATGGGAAAACTTGTAAACAGGAGTTGGTTTGTAAATTGGCAGTTGTGGTATGCGAATCTGGAGCTTAGCAAGCTGGACATTCGTGAAGCTGTCAAAATGGAGGAAAAACATGAAGCCGAAAACCAAATCGGAGCTAATGGCAGAATGGGCAAATCAGCCGGACCAGCTCAAAAAAGAACGGGAGGCCAAGGCCGTCCGCAAGGCGATGGACGATGCCCGCGCCGTGATTCAGGATGGCCTGACCCGGTATGTCAAGAAAAAGACCAAAGCCCGCAGCATGGCAAAGGCTGAAGCTGACCCATTTGCTGAGCTGGAAGGCTGGGAAAGCATGGAGCAGATCCAGGATGCCTACGGCTACGGCGAGATCACCGCCGACAGACGGGACAAACTCACCGATTTGTGGGAAGCCCGGGAAGCTGCCAAGAACAGCCGCAAGGGCTCGGACAAGTACACCGACCTTGTGACGGAGATGCTGGAGACAGCCATCCGCCGGGTGGGCGGAGAGTACGCAGATATGCTGTTTGAGTATGACCGGCAGCGCCGGGAAGCTGAAAAGCAGTGCGAGCAGCTGGCAATGGAAAGGATGATGAAAAAATGACCGATAAACATTACATCGAATGCACTGGGATTCAGATTCCCGCCGTTAAGGTATTGGCATGAACGGAAAGAAAAAGAAGTTAAAAGTTCTGGAACTTTTCGCCGGAACACGCAGTATCGGAAAGGCCTTTGAAGAGAAGGGGCATGAGGTGTTTTCCGTTGAGTGGGACAAGGATTTTGAAAATATTGATCTTTACGCCGATATTTTGAGCGTCAGCGCAAATGATATTTTATCAAAATTCGGTCACCCAGATGTAATTTGGGCAAGTCCAGACTGTACTACGTTCAGCATCGCCGCTATTAGTCACCACAGGAAAAGAAACCCGGACACAGGGAATCTTGACCCAGTGAGTGATTATGCAAAGTTCTGTGATAAGGTCGATCAGCACGTTTTACAGCTTATAAAAGACCTTGACCCGATACTTTATTTTATTGAAAACCCACGGGGCGGAATGCGGAAAATGATTTGGATGAAATCTTTGCCGCGCTATACCGTTACATATTGTCAGTACGGCGATACACGAATGAAACCAACTGATATTTGGACAAATCATCCTAATCCGCAGTTTAAGCCTATATGTAAGAACGGTGATCCGTGCCATATTCCAGCCCCTAGAGGGAGCAAAACAGGAACACAGGGCTTGAAAAACAGTAGAGAGAGAAGTGTTATACCTAAACTGCTTTGCCAACATATTGTTGATATTTGCGAAACGGAGTGCTTAGAAAAATGAGCGATAAAAGGTTGATTGCTGCAAACGCCCTGCGTCAGAAAATCGAAAAGTGGGCAGATTCGGCTGACAACTCTATTTCGTTTGCCGATTCTGTTGAGAGCTTTGCATATGATGAGGTGCTGGACGCAATCGACGCTGCACCAACTATCGACCCGGAAGCGCTGCAGCCGGTGGCACATTGGGTCTGCGAGGAAGACTATGATGGAGACCCTGTTGTTTGGACGTGTTCTCGTTGCAAAGATTCTTCCATCATGTATGATGGCACGCCGAAGGACAATGGGTTTAAGTTTTGCCCCTACTGTGGCGCAAAGATGGAGGAATAATCAAAATGAAATTGATGGGAGGCAATGGATTGAAAATAACCCTTTACGGTGACCCCCGCACAAAGAAAAACAGTGCACGCATCCTGCAAGGACGCGGAGGGCGGCGATTTGTAGCCCCAAGCGAGGCGTTTGAGGAATACCAGACCGGATGTCTATGGCAGATACGCGCCCCGCCTGAGCCTATTTCTGCCCGCGTGAACGTGCGGTGCGTGTACTACATGGCTACCAGACGCAAGGTTGACCTTGCAAACCTGATCGAAGCAACCTGCGACATACTGGTAAAGGCCGGTGTGCTGGCAGACGACAACAGCCGCATCGTTGCCGCCCACGATGGCAGCCGGGTGGACTACGACAAGCAAAACCCCAGAGTGGAGATCTGGATCGAGGAAATGGAGGAGTAAAATGCTTGATATGCTATATGAAGTTGCAAGCACGCTGTTCATGGCAACACTTGCAGGATTTTTCATCTGGTTTGTTCTTAGCGATGGCAACCCAATTGAATATTTCAAGCGGTGGCTCAACCGCAACAAACCTTGCCTTTGCGACCGGTGCGTTTTCTTAAATCAAAAATTTGGGGCGTCAGAATCCGGATATCACTATATCTGCCGGAGAAGTGACAAAGACGAAGGATACATAAATCCGCCCGAATATTGCCACGATTTTGAAGAAAGGAGCAACAATGACCCGCACATGGACACCTGAAAACGAACAGCCAAAGCCGCGCACCGGCGTGGACTACCACACGGTCAAGGCGTGGTTCCAGCAGTGCCGGGATATGGCAGCGGCGGTTGAAGCCCAAAAGCAGAAGATCCAGCGCATCCGGGAAGTTGCCGAAAAGACCACCCCAAGCCTGAACGGGATGCCCGGCGGCGGTGGTGCCGGTGACAAGGTGGGACTTGCTGCAACGGATATCACGGACGAGCAGCGCCGTCTGCAGCAGATGGAAACAGACCTGTGCCTGCTGCGCATTGAAGCCACCCGGAGGGCGTACTGTATCACGGCAAGCAAATCCAGCAAAAAGCAGGCTGACTGCCTGTGCCTGTACTACGTCAAGAACAAAAAGCAGCGTGAGGTCTGCGAGGAACTGGGGCTTTCGGAAGAAAACCAGGTCTCCATCTACATCAAGTGGGGCAGCATCTATCTGGCAGAGATTTGGGACAGCTTCGGCAATGTTGCACAAACCGCACAAAGCCCGCCCTGATTTTTTGTAATGCACCTTCATACTGCAAATATCCAACTAAAACAGGCATTGTGCTAAAATTGGTATAAGCGGAACCGCCGAAAGCGGTGAGACGCTTGCCACGCAGTCTCCGAAACGAATCCCCCACAAATGCTTTCCTCCCAAGGCTTGACCGGCATTTTTCTTCCTCTCGTTTCGCGGGCTGCTTCTATGCCGTTGTAGCTCAAGTAGAGCGCCGCCCATTTAAGGCGGGTCAACACTGATGATACACGAGAAAAGTTCCCCTCGCCTATCAAGCGGGAGAAGAACGCTTTCGTGGTGCTGGTTCAAACCCGGCCAACGGCTCCGATACGCTGCTCTCCCGAAGCAGCGACCACCTGACGCATGGGCTGACATCCCGCTTGTGGCTGCGTGTAGAGTGGCAGGGTTTCCTTACCTGTCCTCACAACCTCCGCACGCACCGGAGGCCACATAATCCGTACACCGGTTTCCATAATTCCCCCGGCAGGATGTGCGTCAACAGAACCAGCATGGAAACGTGCTGGTTTTTCTTTTGCGAGGAAGGAGGAGCCCGCCGTGAGATATGGTGTGCCGTATCGTGGCAGCAAGAACAAAATCGCACAGTGGGTTGTCTCTAATCTTCCCGCTGGTGACACGCTAATTGACCTGTTTGCTGGCGGTTGCGCAGTCACACACGCCGCATTGCTGTCTGGCAAATGGAATCGCATTGTTGCAAATGACATCGGTGATGCGCCGCAGCTGTTCATGGATGCTGTTCACGGCAAGTATGCAAACGAAAAGCGTTGGATTAGCCGTGAAGATTTTCATAGGCTGAAGGATTCTGACCCTTACGTTTCGCTCTGTTGGAGCTTCGGCAACAACCGCAGGGATTATCTCTATTCAAAAGAGATTGAACCGTGGAAAAAGGCTTTGCATTATGCAAGAGTGTTTGGCGATACGTCCATTTTGCGAGAGTTTGGAATCAATTCGGACGGTAGCTCAAAAGACATCAAGCCGAACAACGAGGAATACAAAAGGATTTATTCGCGGTGGCTTGGACATCAAGTGAAACATAAAAGGCTTTATGATTTAGACCACCTTGCAAGGTTAGAGAATCTTGAACGCCTACAAAATCTTGAACGCCTACAAAATCTTGAAGGTCTGCAAAGGCTTAAAGGTCTGCAAAGGCTTAAAGGTCTGCAAAGGCTTAAAGGTCTGCAAAGGGATTACAGGGACGTACAAATTCCGTCAAATGCAGTTGTGTACGCAGACCCCCCCTATAAACGAACGAACTGCACGGGGTATAAATGCAATTTTGACCATGAATCGTTTGAAAAGTGGCTTGCCAAAACTCCGTTTATGGTTGTTATCAGCGAGTATGAAGCGCCAAGTGGGTGCGTAGAGGTTGCAAGCATAAAGAAGCAATCCACTATGGGTACTGGCAATAAAGGCGGGTCTGATATTGAAAAGCTGTTTGTGCAAGAACGGTTTGTTGAACAGTACGAAAATTCATTTAACGTGAGAGGTGGTGGCGGTGAGTGCGAAGCGGCTGACAGACAGACAAAAAAAGAAGATCGTTGCTGACTATGTGCAGCTGCAGAGCTACGCCAGAGCCGCCAAACTGAACGACGTGGCAGAAAGCACCGTGCGGAAAATCGTGAAAGATAATCCCAAGTGTGCGGATTTGTGCGCCTTAAAAAAAGAACAGAACACGCAGGACATGCTTTCCTACTTAGGCAGCAAGCGCGGGGAAGCACAGGATCTTCTCGGGCTGTACCTTCAGGCGATGGCAGACCCTGACAAGATCGCAGAGGCAACGCTGCCGCAGCTGTCAACGGCGTTTGGAACCATCGTGGACAAGTTTGCTATGCTGGGAGACCAGAGCGACATAGAAGCCCCGGACGATGGCCTGCTTGAGGCTCTGAGTGCTGCCGCAGACATCAGCCCGCCGGACGACGTGGAAATGCTGCCAGAGGAAGAGGACGACAATGCGGAAAAGTAACGGTTTTCGCTGGAAAGCCCTCAGCCAGCGGCAAAAGCAGGTCTTGAGCTGGTGGACACCGCAGAGCGCATACAGCGGTTACAACGGCATCATTGCCGATGGCGCTATCCGCTCGGGCAAGACCTTTGCCATGAGCTTTTCTTTTGTCCAGTGGGCTATGACCTGCTTCAGCGGCCAGCAGTTTGCCATGTGCGGAAAGACCATCGCCAGCTTCCGGCGCAACGTGCTGGGCACACTCAAGCAGCAGCTTGCAGCCCGTGGCTACAACGTCAAGGAGCATCGGGCAGAAAACTGCATGACCGTCAGCAAGGGCGGCAGAACCAACGAGTTTTACTTTTTCGGCGGCAAGGACGAGAGCAGCCAAGACCTGATTCAGGGCATCACACTTGCCGGGGCATTCTTCGACGAGGTGGCCCTGATGCCGCAGAGCTTCGTCAATCAGGCCACAGCCCGTTGCTCTGTCACCGGGTCAAAGTTCTGGTTCAACTGCAACCCGGGCAGCCCGCAGCATTGGTTTTATCTCGAGTGGGTGCGGAAATGTCGTTCCCGCAAGATGATGTATCTCCATTTTACGATGGACGACAACCTGTCGCTTTCCGAGGACATCAAGGCCAGATACCGCAGCCAGTACAGCGGCGTTTTCTATCAGCGCTACATTCTGGGACTGTGGACGGTGGCTGAGGGCCTTGTATATGACATGTTCGACCGCAAGAAGCACGTCATTGACGTACTGCCGGAGCTTTCGCCAAAGAGCGCCTATGTGGCGTGCGACTTTGGCACCCAGAACGCAACGGTTTTTTTGCTGTTCCAGAAGCAGGCGGATGCAGACTGCTGGATCGTCACCCGGGAGTACTACTACAGCGGCCGCGAACAGAAGCGGCAAAAGACCGTGGGCGAGTACGTCACGGACCTCAAGGCGTGGCTGAACGGGATCAAGCCGGAAAGGGTCATCGTTGACCCCTCTGCCCTGCCCCTGATTACAGAGCTGCGCAAGAACGGCTTTACCCAGACCCCCGCAAATAACGACGTCCTGAGCGGCATTCTGGACGTGCAGACCATGCTGCAGACCGGGCGTCTGAAGATCTACAAAGACTGCAAGCACACGCTGGAAGAGTTCGGCGTGTACGCTTGGGATCCAGACAAAGACGACACCGTGCTGAAGGTCAACGACCACTGCATGGACGCTATCCGCTATTTCGTGCGCACAAAGCGCCTTGTAAAACTGAGGAATTGATTTTGAGCACTGTATATACATTCCAGACCTTTCAGCAGGCGCAATTCGCCGGGGAACAGCCTGATTTTATCCGGCGCTTCGTGCAGCAGCACTGCGCTTCCGGACCGTACAAGATGGCGCTGGACGCCGACCTGTACGATGCCCAGAAAAACCCGGGAGCTGAACGCTTCGCACAGACTTACGCTTTGATGCTGAAACGCCTGTCCAAAAACACCAAGCCGGACACCCCACACCCGGATATGGTTAAGAGCAATCTTTTCCGGCGGCTCAACAAACAGCGGGCAACCTACTCCCTCGGAAACGGCGTAGTCTTTGCGGACGATGGCGTGGACAAGGAAAGGCTGGGGCAGAACTTCGATGAGCAGATCCAGAAGGCCGGATATTTCGCCCTGATCCACGGTGAGAGCTTCGGATTCTGGAACAACGACCATCTGGTGGTTTTCAAGCTGACCGAGTTTGCTCCCCTGCACGATGAAAAGACAGGCCTTTTGCAGGCGGGTGTGCGCTTCTGGCGACTGAACCCTGACACAGATATGCACTATATCCTGTATGAGCTGGACGGCTTCACCGAGTACACGGAAAGCCGAATCGGCAACGTGATGCAGGAGACAACGCCGAAGCAGGCATACAAGAGCGTGATCACCACCACACCCGGCGGCGGGCTGGAAAGCGTAGAGGACGAAAACTACAGCGCTCTTCCCATTGTGCCGCTGTGGGGCTCAGACCTGCACCAGAGCACCCTTGTGGGGCTGAAAGCCTACATTGACAACACCGATCTGGTGATGTCTGGCTTCTGCAATGACCTGCAGGACTGCGCGCAGATTTACTGGCTGTGCGAGAACTTCAACGGCATGACCGATGATGAACTCGTGGAGTACCTCACCAAGCTGAATCTGTACCACATTGCAGGTGCAGACACCAGCGAGGGCGGCAAGATCACTCCATACACCACCGAGATTCCTGTGACGGCACGGCAGACTCTTTTGGAGCTGCTCCACACCCGGGTGTATGAGGACTTCGGCGGTCTGGATGTGCACTGTGTCAGCGCGGACAGCACCAACGACCATCTGGATGCAGCCTATGAGCCGCTGAACCAGAATGCAGACGACTTCGAGGCTCAGGTCAAGCCGTTCATCCGGCAGATCTGCGCACTGGCTGGCTTTGACAACGCTATGCCGACATTCAACCGCAGCAAGATCACCAACACAGCTGAGCAGGTCGAAACGGTGATTTCTGAGGCGCCGATCATCGGGCAGGACATGGCAATTGACCTGCTGCCCAACCTGACCCCGGAGCAAAAGAAAAAGGCCAAGGCTGCGCTGATGGCAGAGAGCGCAACGCGGGAGACCGTGGTCTAGGAGGACGAAGATGAACCTTCAGGAATTTGATAATTTAGCAAAATCTGGCAGAGTGAAAGCAACGATTAGCGTTTCGGTTTTTAAGATTCCGCGATATGTCGATAAGGTGTGTGGCCTTTCTTCTGGCTTTATCCGATTTCGATTTAAGGGAGACAAATTTGATACGATGTGTGGGCTCGGTGGCGTTAGATTTATGATCGAAGAAAATGAAACAGACCGACCGTGACCGCATCTCCACCCGGCAGCTGAACAGGCTGCGCCGTCGCATTTTGCGGGTCTACGGCACCGCCCGCCAGGAAATGACCGAGCAGCTGACTGAGTTTCTGGAGCATTACCAGAAGCTGGACGCCTACAAGCGGGAGCAGCTGGAAGCCGGGAAGATCACCGAGAGCGACTACCGCACATGGCTGCGCAATCAGGTGTTTCAGTCCGAGATGATGCACCAGAAGCTGGACAACATCACCCAGACGTGCACCACAGCCCAGCAGACGGCATACAAGCTGGCGCGAGATGAACAGTACGATATCTTTGCCCTTGGCGCAAACTGGGCGTTCTACGAGCTGGAACAGGCCGCAGGCGTGGCGTTCAACCTGACCTTGTACAACACCGAAGCGGTCAAGCGGCTGCTGGTGGAAAACCCCAAGCTGGTGCCAAACAAGCGCATCAAGAGCGAAAGCAATAAGACCTACGACGCCAGAGTGTTCAACCGGTACGTCATGCAGGGCATCATTCAGGGCAAAAGCGTCCATGACATTGCGGTGCAGGCCGTGAAAGGCATGGCAGACACCGAGGTGCACTGGGCGATGAACAACGCCATCACAGCCCTTACAGGCGCACAGAACGCCGGGACAATGCAGCAGTTGCGCAACGCCCAAGCCATTGGCATTGAGGTGCAGAAGCGCTGGAACAGCACTTTGGACTACCGCACCCGCGAGATGCACCGGCTGCTGGATCAGGAGACCGCCGACCTAGACGAGCCGTTTAAGGTGCAGGGCTACGAGATCCAGTACCCGGGAGACCCCAACGCAGCGCCGGAAATGGTTTATCACTGCCGCTGCAAAGTGACCGGGGAACTTGTGAAGTACCCACGGCAGAACGCTATGCGGCGGGACAACACGACAAAAGATGTCACATCTGACCTGACCTATACAGAGTGGTACAAGGCAAAGGGAGGCACTGAAAAAGAACAGATGTGGTGGGCAAAGGAGCGCAAGAGAAAGAAGGGATGAACTGTGATCTTGCCGATGGAAAACACCGAGAAAATGATTTTTCCGGGCGTGGGCAAGTATGGCATCCCTGAAATCAAGCCAGAAACGGACATCCGCATTGACAAGCTAGAATGGATCCCGGTCAATTATGCGCTGACCGCCAAAGACAAGGCCACAAAAGGCGTGCATTTTTACAAGGACGATTACCAGTTTGAACGGTTCTGGAACAACCCAGACAAATACATTCCCCTTTTGCAGCAGTTCGGCGCGGTGTGCTCACCGGATTTTTCTTTGTACAGTGATATGCCGCTTGCGGTGCAGCTTTTCATGCACTACAAAAAGCACTGGCTTGCCGCATACTGGCAGGCGCACGGCATTCACGTTATCCCAACGCTTTGCTGGTGCGGAGAGCAAAGCTATGACTGGTGCTTTGACGGAGAGCCCAGAAACGCCATCGTGAGCATTTCGAGCCATGGCACACAGTCTGACCCATACGAAGCAGAATGCTTTGCTAAGCACTGCCGTAAGGCGCTGGAAGTGCTGCAACCAAGCGGCATTTTGTGGTATGGCAAATGCCCTGATGAATTTGACTGGAACGTTACCAAAATCAAGCCATTCCAATACGAAAGGAGACATTACCGTGAGTAAACGAGGTTCGGGCAGTTCCGCGAGAGCGGGCGGAGGGCTCAAACGCGAGGGCGTTACATCTACATATTCAGACGGTACGACAGCAACAATCATGAAAGTAAAAGGTGCTGATGGGAAGAATATGTATTTTTCCAAAGACAAGTTTGGAAACTACAAAGAAATTGAATCCATGCACGGCGCAAATGTGTCTGTTTCTCAGATTGCAGACAACGCTAAGAAAAACGGCGGAAAAGTAACCATTCTCAAAGAATCTGATTTCAAAAAAGAGGATGCAGCAAACAAGGCTAACCAAGACTATATCAACAAACACCAGATTGATTATTCTCTTGGCTATGGGCTTGGCCCTGGATTCAGCATTGATAAAGCGGCGAGGAAAAGAGCAAGAATGAGCAGGCTTGCAAATCGGAGACGAAAATAACCATGAACTTTAACTACGACATCAAAGTCACAGACAACACCCCGCAGCTGCTGGAAGCGCTGGAAGCGTGGGCGGAGCGGGTGCTGACCATCTGGGGCACGAAGGTGCAGGAATACGCCCAGCTGCTTGTGCCAACCGGAACGGCAGACAGCACCGGCATAGAGGGCTATGTTGGCGGCGCGCTGAAAGCATCCATTACCTACGTTGTATCTGCGGCACAAAAGACCGTGACCGTGGGCTCCGCTCTGCTGTATTCGCTCTATGTGGAGTTAGGCACCGGTATTTTTGCAGAGAAGGGCAACGGACGCAAAACGCCGTGGGTCTGGAAGGACTTCAACGGCAAATGGCACTTTACCCGGGGCATGGCTCCCCGCCCCTTCCTGCGCCCGGCAGTAGAAGATCATATCAAAGAACTGCAAGAAATTGCAGTAGAGGAAGGAAAAGGCTGATATCATGGAAGATAGTTATGTAAAATGCCGTGATTGTAAGCATTTCGGGCAACCTGATTGCCCTACGTCATCAAAATGCTTGGCATTTGATGATAGACCGTATTTTGAACCAAAGCAGAAAAAACACAAGCACCATACTTTAATGGGTTCGCTACTGGTATCTTTTCTGGTAACCGGCGCTTTTGCTCTTGTTTTTGGAAGCGACAGCCCGCTTGCTTGGATAGACACGGCAAAAAAGGTTCTGCTTATTGTTGCCATTCTCGCTTTAGAGCTGTTTTTGTTCTGTTTCTTCTATCGAATCGAGTACGGAAGCATGACAAAAGAGGAAAAGGAAAAGCGAATTGACCGATTTAACAAGTATGGATGGTAGAAAATAAGCTAAAACTCAATATCCAGCGGTTGGCGCACAGCGTCAGCCGCTTTTTTATGCCGCTTTCGCACAACTGGCAGTGCTCCCGGCTCATAACCGGGTAGTTGCAGGTTCGACCCCTGCAAGCGGCACCACACCGGCAGCACGTCCGGAAAAATAACCTGATTGCCAAGCATGGCAGCCCAAGCAAGGGCAGAAAGGACACACACATGGCACTCAAAAGAGCAGATATCCGCAAGATTCTGGAAAACGCCGAAACCTCCAACGATGACAAGGCAAAAGCCATTCTGGACGCCTTGCACGAGGAGACCGATGCCCTCCGGGACGAGCTGGATACCGAGAAAAACGCCCGCGTTGCAGCGGAAAAGGAACGGGACGCAGCCAACAGCGGTAAGCAGACCGCAGAGCAGGCGCTGACCGACTACAAGACCCAGCAGACCGCAAAGGAATCAAGAGCCGCCAAGGAATCAAAGTTCCGGGAGCAGCTCAAGGCCGCAGGCGTGCTGGAAAAGTACTTTGACCGCATTGTGCGCTTGTCCGGCGAGGACATCGACAAGATGGAACTGGACAGCAAGGGCAACGTGAAGAACGCGGACAAGCTGGCTGAGAGCCTGAAAACCGATTGGAGCGACTATGTGGGCAGCACCACCACCAAGGGCGCACAGGTGGACAACCCGCCCGCAAACACCGGCTCCAAAATGACCAAAGAACAAATCATCAACATCAAAGACGCAACCGAGCGTCAGGCAGCCATCGCGGCAAATCCTGAAGCGTTCGGACTTGCAGCAAAGGAGTAACACATGGCAGCACCCGAAAATCTGACTACCGCATCTCAGATTACCACCACTATCCGCGAAATCGACTTCGTGACCCAGTTCCAGAAGAATTGGGACGCGCTGCGCACCATTCTGGGCATCTCGCGCCCCATCCGCAAGGCACCCGGCACTAGGCTGGTATCCTACAAAGCCACCGTTGACGGCGGCCTGCAGGGCGGCACCGCTGTGGGCGAGGGCGAGGACATCCCACTGACCAAGACCAAGGTCGAGCCTGTGACCTATGCCGACATCGAACTTGGCAAGTGGGCTAAGGCCGTTTCCATCGAAGCCGTCACCAAGTACGGCGCAGAAGTGGCCGTGGATCGCACCAATATCGCTTTCCGTAACGAGCTTCAGAAGAAGGTTCTGACCGACTTCTACACCTTCCTCAAGACCGGCAAGCTGGTCGGCACGCAGAAGACCTGGCAGCGTGCGCTGGCTATCGCAAAGGGCGCAGTCCTGAAGCGCTTTGCAAACGACAATCTGGACGTGACCGAGGTCGTGGGCTTTGCCAACATCATGGACTTCTACGACTATCTGGGTGACAAGGAAATCACCGTTCAGACCGAGTTTGGTCTGAACTATGTGAAGAACTTCCTCGGCTACAGCACCCTGTTCCTTCTGCCTGACGCTTTCATCGAGCAGAAGAAGGTGATTGCCGTCCCTGTGGAAAACATCGACCTGTACTACGTTGACCCCGCAGACCGCGACTACGCCACCATGGGCGCAAACTACACCGTTTCCGGTGAGACCAATCTGCTGGGCTATCACACCGAGTACAACTACAAGAACGCCACCACCACCAACTACGCCATCATGGGCATGAAGCTGTGGGCAGAGTATCTGGACGGTATCGCGGTCGTGACTGTCGGCGCGTCCAACACCGAGCCTGCCGTTGCGGCGTCTGAACTCGGCGGCTGATACGAAATAAGGAGGTGACCCCGCATGACTGTGCCAGAGCTGTGCGTTTACACGCACAATTTTTTTGACCGGTACGATGACCCCACCGCCGGGGAATTTACCTTTACGGCAGATACTGTCCCCGCTGGAGTGTCCGCCGGGCAGTATTTCCTTGTGTGCGGGTCTATCTTTAACGACGGCGTGCACAAGGCGGGAGACGGAGACCTTACCCCGGAAACCTTCACCGGCACGGTGCAGCCTATGCGCGTCCCTCCTGATTTTGTGGCGCTTGCCCAGAAGATCACCGACTACGATGCAGCCACCCCCGGCGGTGGGCGCTATGTTTCCCAGTCCTTCAACGGCTGGAGCGGCACCATGGCCACCGGCACGGACGGCTTGCCCGCAGACGGCTGCACCCACTACCGCCGGGAAATCAACCAATGGAGGAAACTGTAATGCCTGTAAACGATTTCACTAAATTCACCGTGATGGAGAATTTCACAAAGAAGTTCTGCTTTATGGTCAAAAAGCTGGTATCGGACGGCCTGTTTGGCTCTACTACCACATGGGAGGACGGCATGGAGTTCCTTGCCATCGAACGCCATGACCAGACCATTGAAGCACAGCAGGCAGAGCAGCAGGGCACGGCATCCACCTACTCCCTCTATGTGGATAAGGACATCAAGCTGTCCCCCTTCGACCGCATCAAGCGGCTGGACGATGGGCAGACCTACGAGGTTACCACCGCGAGCAGCGACAAGATTTCCCCCGCCGAAAGCCAGATGAATCTTGCCGTTGTGCAGTGCAAAAAGGTGGTGCTTTCCTGATGGGCGCAGAAGAAGCCATTACCACGGCGCTGAACAGCTTTTTTACGATGTTCGATGTTCCTGTATACCCAGAGGATTCCGTGCCGCCGGGCTCTTCCCTACCCTATATCACGGTGAAGCTGGTCATTCCTAAGGGATTTGACGAGAGCAGCACCTTCCATGCGCGGCTGTGGTATCCGGTAGACGGCGGCAAGCTGCCCCTCATCCGCAAAGCCGATGAAATCCGCGCTGCCATTGGCGATTGGCTTACCATCGAGTGCGAGGGCGGCGCAATTCTTTTGTGTGCGGGCAATCCGTGGGCGCAGCCTATGGGCAACCCGCCGGAAAAATACCTGTGCACATACCTTATTTTTGACGTCACATCCTTTGTGGTGTGAGAAAGGATAACACATGAACAAAATGTATCATGCCATTTCGGCAGATGCTTTCAAAAAGCTTCAGTTTCAGGCCGGTGCACTGCTCAAGAAGTTCGACCCGACGGGCGCTACCCCCATTGCAGCGGAGGATATGATCTGCCTGACTTCCGGCGGTATCACCGTCAGCTGCAAGCCCAACGCCATTGATCTGGGCGATGGTCTGGACGAGGTGCCCGAGAACACTTGGCAGTTGAAGCACATCACCAATTGGGATTGTGGCCTGTCTACCACCTGCATGACCGTGAGCGCTGACACCATCAAGCTGGAGTTGGGCGCTGCAGACGTGGAAACGGAAACCAACAAGATCACCGTGCGTGAGGATTACAAGGATGCGGACTTCCAGGATATCTGGTGGCACGGCAATCTGATTGGCGGCGGCTATGCTGCGGTCAAGCTGATGAAGGCCGTGAGCGATGGCGGCCTTGAACTGAAAACCACCAAGGACGGCAAGGGCAACCTCAACCTGAGCCTGAAGGGCCACTACGACATGACCGACACCAGCAAGGTGCCTATGGAGTTCTACGTTAAGGAGGCAGAGGAATGATTCTTACCATCAACCTTGACCCCGTGGAAGCACTGCCCAAGCTGTATGACGCGGTGGACGGCATCACCCGCATGATCATGGACGCAAAGGACAACGTGGACAACCCGGAGACCAAAGCCGCCCGGGAGACCATTGTTGCCAACGCCATGAAGCTGCTGGGTGCAGAGCCTTCCGAAACCGCAGAGGGCAAGAAAAAGCTGACCCCGCGCGAGTTTGCGCTGGCTGCGCTGGACTTTATCAAGCCGCTGATGAAGCTTGACCCGCAGCGCACCATGAACGCCCTGCACCAGTTGTACACGCTGGAAAAGGGCGAGAAGGACACCCTGCCCAAGGCGTTCACCGCGCTTACCAAGTCGGTCATGCAGGAGGATATGCAGGATTTTTTGTCATCGCTGGCCGACTTGAACGGCCTGAGTTTTGGCACTACGTCTGCCGCGCCGACCTCCAGCATCTCCACGCCTACGGAATAAAGTATTTCGTCTGGTTCGTCATCAGCGAGATGCGCGAACGCCACCGCACAAAGGCATACCAGCTTTACACGGCTGATATGCTTTATCTTTGTGCCGTATCTATGGGGCATCCGGTGGAGCAGTCCTTCAGCGAGATCATGGCAGAATATGACAAGCCGCTATCTGAGCGCCGACACGAAACAACACTGGAAGAAGCGCAGGCGTGTTGGGAAAAGACGCTTGCAGACAGTAAAAAAGCCGTAGAGCAGAACGGAGGTGGTGGGACCTGAACATTTTTAATTTGATGGCCACTTTGGGGCTTGATACCTCTGAGTATGAGCAGGGCATCGAGCAGGCCAGAAAAGAGACGCAAAGCGCCGCAAACTCGCTGAACCGCAGCGCAAACACCGTCGGGAGCGGCGTTTCAGGCATGGCGAGCCAGTTTGCAGCAGCCAGCGCAAAAGCGACTGTCCTTGCAAATATGCTTACCTCGCTTGGGACAAAAGCGGTAGGCCTTGCAAAGGGCTTTGTGGAGATGGGCATTTCTTATAACGCCCAGATAGAGAAGTACACCACCGGCTTTACCAATATGTTGGGCAGCGCACAGGCTGCACAGGAAGCCATGCAGGCCATTCAGGAGGACGCAGCCCGCACCCCGTTTGACGTGGCATCCCTGACGCAGGCAAACCAGTTGCTCATCAGTGCGGGCGAAAACGCAGAGTATTCCCGCAAGGTTATCAACGCACTTGGCGATGCAGTTTCCGCAACAGGAGGCGGCAGCGCCGAACTATCCCGCATGGCTGCAAACCTGCAGCAGATCGCAAACGTGGGCAAAGCTGCAGCGATAGACATCAAGCAGTTTGCCTATGCGGGCATCAATATCTATCAGATTTTGGCAGACTACACCGGCAAATCGGTGCAGGAAGTCCAGAATATGACCATTAGTTACGACCTTCTTTCGCAGGCGCTCATAGCAGCCAGCGAGGAGGGCGGGCGTTACTATAACGCCATGGATACCCAGAGCCAGACCATGAACGGGCGTATATCCACCCTGAAGGATAACGTCAACCAGCTGGCTGGACTTATGACCGGCGACCTTTCCTCCGGCATCGGTGTTGTGATAGGCCACCTGAACGACATGGTTGTCGCAGCGCAGGAAGCTTACAAGAAAGACGGCTGGAAAGGTCTCGGGAACGCAATACTTGAACTGGATAATCCCATCAGTGCCATCATCAAAAAGTTTGGGCAGCTTGGCAGCGCGGCCGTTAGTGCACTGGATAAGGCAAGCTACTATCTGAACAAGGCACTGGGCAAAAATGCTTATGCGGGGTACGACAGCTACGAGGACTACAAGTCAGACCAGCAAAAGCAAAGCAACAGGAACCGGCTGCGGCAGAACGCTCTTTCCGGCAAAAGCGTAAGCAACAAAAGCTGGTCTGAGCGACAAGCAGAAGCAGCGGCCGCGAGCGGCGGCAGCTCCATCGTCACAAGCCCTTCCAGTCCTTCCGGCAAGACTGGCAAAACCCCAAAATCCACCTCCAATACCGAAACCGTCATATTTTCCGTGACGCACACCGCAACCACCACCGCACAGAACGCGCTGGGCGCGGTGACTACAAGCGTTGAGACACTGCAGGAGAAGGTAAAGGACGCAGCGGGAAACATCAAAGACCGCGTGACCGAAACCACCACCGAAACCGGTAAAGAGATGGTCAACGGTGTTGCTACCACCTATACGCTTGTGACCAAGAAAGTCACGGACGCGAACGGCAAGATAAGCACCACGACCAAGAAGGTCTACGCAGATATGTCCAAGACCCTGCTTGGAACCCTGACCACCATTGCAGAAAAGACCTTCAACGGCATCACCACCACCACGCAGCAGGCTGTGGAGACCTACGCGGATGGAAGCCAACACATCAAAACAACCGCCACTGAGACCGGTGAGCGTATTGTGGACGGTGTGCGGCAGACCTACACCAAGGTAATCAGCTACATTGACGGCGTGCAGGACAAGGTGACAGAGACCGCACAGAACATCGACAAGAGCATCAAGGCGACCCAAAAACGCATTGATGCGAACCTGAGCAAAGCACAGCAGCAGCTTAACAGCGGTATCTTCAAGATTGGCAAAAATCTGTATACCGACCTGAAAAATCAGGACTGGGCGGCGCTTGGGCTGGATATCGTCAATGTGATGTGGGGTGAGGTGTCGCAGGAGCAGCGCGAAGTACTGTCCGACTGGGCAAACAAGGCGCTGGAAGCCATAAACGAGGCTTATTCCGGCGGCGGTCTGAGCGAGGCGTTTAAAGCCTTTAAAAATGTGCTGTCCAACGGCATCAAAGCAGAGACAGACGGCGTCACAACGGACGTTAAGGGCTTGGGCAAAGTGTTTCAGGATCTGGGCATCAACGTTTCCGACGTTGGCGGCGAGATCATGGGTGTGCTGAACACCATTGGCTCGTTCATGGGCAGCCTTGCCCTCAACGCGGGCACAGATATTGCAAACCTTGGCGCGAGTATGGGCAGCATTGGCACGATCGCCGAGGGTGCAGGCGGGCTGATCGCAAAGGTGGGCAGTCTGATCATGTCGAACCCGGAAGTTGCCGCAATCATCGCCATTGTGGCCGGTTTGGCGGTGCTTGGCGCAGCGCTGTACGAAAAGTTCGGCAAGGGGAAGAGCAAGGACACCACTGCCGCACAGCACGTGCACTCCTACAAGGATATTCAGGATGCCTACTGGTACGGTAACGAGCGTGCCTTTGCGGGCTACGATTACCGCACCGACCCCTACGTCATGAACCCGGACAACAACGCCATGCTGGCATATCAGGCCAAAATGCAGGCGCAGATGGAGCGGCTCTACGGTGTTGTGGAGAAATATCTGCCGGACGCCGGAAACAGCGTGATTGCGCTTGACGGCGAGCAGGTGGGACGCATCATTACCCCCAGCGTAAACAGAAGTCTGGGAGACCTTACGGTGCTGAGCGAACGAGGAAACTGATATGTACGAGATCTACGCATACCCCTTTGGCAACCCGGACGCAAAGCTGCTGCTCTATCGTCCCAACGACCCGCAGGCACTGGTGCTGTCCCCCAAGCTGACCCGCGAGGTCAGCAAGGGCGGCAGCCTTATTTTTACCATGACGCGGGATCATACGCAGTACGATATGCTGCAAAAGCTGAGCACGGTGGTGCAGGTGCGGCGGGATGGCAAAGAAATCTGGCGCGGACGGGTGCTGAAGCACGAGGCCGATTTTTATAACCGGCGGGTGGTGTACTGCGAGGGTGCGCTGAGCTACTTCAACGACAGCAGCATCACCCCATTTAACTACAAGGGCACCCTGCGCCAGTTTTTGCAGCACATCGTTGACGCCCACAACGAGCAGGTAAAAAGCAAGATGAAATGTTTCCAGCTGGGCACGGTAACGGCGGCGCTGGGCAATTTGCAGGTGCAGTTTGGCGATGCCGACCAGTACGGTGTTGGCGAGGACTACGGCAAGGTCTGGGATATTCTGGACAAGCTGGTGCTCAAGGTGTTCGGAGGGTATTTTTATTGCAGCTTTGATTCCTCCACCGGCCTGAACGTGCTGAACTATTGCGATCAGGCTGTGGAAGCCAAGAGGCAGACCGCCCAAGAAATTGAGTATGGGCGCAACCTGCTCAATCTGAACGAGACCACCGACGCCACCGACCTGTACACCCGCATCTACCCTATCGGAAACAAGCACACGGTGGACACCTCCAAGTGGTACTACAAGCTCATGTGGTGGCGGGACCCCTCCAAGGATAAGCACGAAGAGCGCTGGGGTATCATGGAAACAGATGCCGCCACCGTTGCGCAATATCTGCCTGCATCGGGCTACTCCTACAACTTGGAAGAGGGCTGGATCCAGAACAATGCAGCCGTGCAGAAGTTCGGCATCATTACCCGCATTGTAGAGCTGGACACTGACAGC